GGCAAGGACAAAGTACCCACCGAACACTCCATCCGGCCGCTGCTGGTTGTTCAGCGCGAAAGGCACGGATGCGCCCGCAATGGAAACGAGTATCAGAAAAATGTCAATGGTCATTATTGCAAATTTAGGTAATATTTTCAATTGCCTTAAAAATCTGATAAACCACCTGTGGCACTACTGCGTTTCCGTAGGCTTTGATTGATTCGTTTCGCCATTTTGAAAAGGTAATTCCGTCCAGTCGGGCGGGAAGCCCATCATCTCCGCCACAAATCGGGGATTGATTTGGGAAGGTTTGCCAGGTTGCAAGATGTCCATTGTTCCTAATCTTCTTAAAACCCTCCCCCCCTTGTCTAATTTTTTGCATTGTTCCGGTGTTAACTGGCTGTCCCTGAACTCTTGCGCTGTCGGTGTCGGAAGTAAGCCCATTAAAACTACCGTCCTCAAATCTTGTCCTCCGTTTCCGTGTATACCTGGGTAATTGCAATCGGAGGCTCTCGGTGTCGGTAGCAATTCTGCGCCCAACAAACCAAACCCTGTCTCTTCCGTGCGGGGCATTGACCGCCGCCGCAGGTATAACCACGGCCTGGACTTCGTAACCCGCAGACTCCAGGTCAGCATGCACCTCGTCGAATACCAGCCCTCCATTCCAATTAGTGAGGCCAAGAACATTTTCCCCCACGACGTAGCGCGGGGCAATTTCTCGTATTGCTCGACACATCTCTGGCCACAGGTGGCGTTCATCCTCTTTTCCAAGCCGTTTTCCGGCCATGCTGTAGGGTTGGCAGGGAAATCCTCCTGTAAGGATGTCAATTGATCCTCTGTGAATAGTGAAGTCTGTTTTAGTAATGTCATGGTATTGAATGGCCTGAGGCCAGTAATGATGTAAAACTTTTTGCCCGAATGGATTCCACTCGCAATGGAAGACGTTTTCCCAGCCCATCCACTCAGCAGCCAAATCGAAACCGCCGATGCCCGAAAATAGTGAACCGTGTCTCATTTTCAAAAAATGTTTGCAGGATTTCGCAGCTTGTAACTGGCCAAGCCCGGAACAAAGGTCACCGGAATAACCACATTCGCCACCCCGTTCCGGTTCTTCGCAATGTGCAGTTCCGCCGCCTCTTCCTGTGTCTTGGTCATCATCTCCTGACCTTGTTCGTAGTACGCCGGGCGGAATGGGAACAGGACGATATCCGCATCTTGTTCAATCGCTCCGGATTCGCGCAGGTCTGACAGCATCGGTCTTTTATCTGCCCGCTTTTCAGATTCCCGGTTAAGCTGTGCCAGCATGATGAACGTCACGCCGCATTCTTTCGCGATCTGTTTGGCGGTTTTGGAAATGTGCGCCACCTGCTGCTCCCGGATTTGCTTTGAGTCGGTCGGGGTAACCAGTCCGAGGTAATCACACACAACACAGGTAATGCCATGCTTTTGCTTCATGGTCTTCACCCGCGCCCGGATTTTTTCAATCGTGGTATGGGGTGTATCCTCAAACCATACCGGCAGGCTATCGGCCTCGTCCGTGTAGGTCAGCATCTTGCGAATTTCGGCCTCTCCTAAATTGCCCTTGCGCAACTGGTAGGAAGCGATGCCGGTTTCCCCTGAGATTATTCGCTGTGCCAATGCGCTGTTTTCCATCTCAAGTGAAAACATGATGCCCTTACCACCAGCGCGGCAATGCGTTTGAAGCAGAGCCACGGCCATGGCGGTCTTACCCATGCCTGGTCTTCCTGCCAATACCCAAAGTTCACCGGCAGGCATTCCATTCGTAACTCTGTCTAACTCAAACCATCCGGTCATCAGGTTCAGCGGTGTTTCTCCGGCGTTGCTGATTCGCTGAACTTCTTTGCTCACCATGCGGCCAAGTGCTACCGGATCGCGTGACAGGTTGTTCACGAAGGCATCAATTTCGGCCTGAGCCTGGTCGGCCAACTTGAAAGGGTCGCTGCCTTCGGTCATAGCCTCGCGATGTAGCTGTGTGCCGAGGTTGGCAATCTTCCTCAGCCCGAACAGCTGGTACAGAAACTTGATGTGCGTGTCGATGTTCGCGCCGCTGTGAATGCCCGCTGCAATCGTTCCAATGTCGAGCGGTGTTGCGAGATACTTGTTTTGCTTGCAATAGCGGGCCACGGTGCTGATGTCAATCTGCATTCGCTCTGCGTACATCTCGCAGAGTGCTTTGCAGATGTCTTGGTTGATGGGGTCGAAAAAGTATTCCGGGCGCAATTCGCTGATGAAGTGCTGTTTGTTGCCTTCAATCAGCAATGCGCCTAATACATTGCGCTCGATGTCGCGGTCTTGGGGTGGTGGTTGTAGGTTCATAGTTCGGTGTCTGCTGTGATAACGCGTGGGTTGTTTTTCAGTTGGTTAATTCGGTATTGGTCGTTCCATTCGCTTTTCTCCCATGTTCTCATTGCGGCCTTCCAATCTTCCATTTTTGATTTGCCTACCTTCCAGCCTTTGGCCTCGTTGCCATCGTAGAATCGTGCCGCAAATGTTTTGTTGTAACCGCGCTCAAATGCGTATACTTCAACTTCCTGTAAACTTGGTTTTTGAAAACGAGGCTTTTTTTCTTTTTTACTTTCAGTTATAGTTTCAGTTTCAGTTTCCATATGATTATCATATGTTTTTGATGTGTTATTGACATCTTTCTTTTTCCCCTTTCGATTCTTAGAACGGCTTTCAGAATAGTTCCGGCGGCGTTCAGTTTCCATTTCTAAACGCTCATTGTAAAACAATCCGGTTTCGTCCTGTTTGAACTTTGCCCAGATGTCCGAGTCGTGTGTTCCACATATCTGTAACATATGTTTTTCACTTAGGCGGCCTGTTTGATGTTGAAGGCAAAGAAGGGTAATGTACTTGCCTCGTTGTTCCATAGATAGCAGCATCGTGCCGCTCAGGAAATCGGATGTGTAGAATAGTAGTGCAGGGTCTTTAGCCATAAAAGCAAAACGCCCCGCCATTTCTCTGCGTGGAACCATCCCCCAAGTTAGGATGCGCAGGTACTCTGACGGAGCGTTTGTTAAAAGCTTTGTTCATCTTGGGTTATCCGGGGCGGGTTCCAATCGCCTGTTCCGAACTTGTTACAAATATACGGTCAATATCTCAGATTTACTTTATCGCGGCGGCGATAGTTGTAAATTTCTTCGATGAGTGAAACGTATTGTGCAGTGGTTTGGCAGTCGAATAATACTGATGGTTGAGTGCGTAGTTTTGCAATAAACTCTGTTAATTCAAACTGTGCTTTATTTAGAACTTGCGTCATTGCCATAATGAAACATATTCTTTTGTAGCCTTCATAAAATGGAGCAATAAGTAAAATAGCTTCGGCAATTTCTACGGCACGTTTATATGACCCTATTTGAAATTTACCATTGTAAAACTGCTTTACCAATGAGCCAGACGCATCAGCCGTATGACCACGAAGCAAAGACATACAGCATTTGTGCGGAAAATCATACTTGTCTTTAAACTGTTTGTATCGCATGTAATCCGATTTACCGAGTTTTACATATCCCTCCAGGTAATCATCCGCGTTCCAAGTTTTTGAATTTGCATTAAGAATTTGAACTTGCTCTAATCCGTAGCCTTCGCAAATGATGTAATGAAGTGGCAAGCCGAATACCTTTACAGCTTCAAAGCGGTGCTGCCCGTCAATGATTTCAAACTTCTCATTCACGATGATAATCGTAAACAAATAGTTTTCCTGAATCGACTTCTTAAGCCGCTGAAGGTGCAACAGGTTAAGGTTGCGGTTGCCGTCAATGGAAGTGAATCTTCCGTAATCTGTGGTTGTGTGAACTTGGCGCAGTGCCATTGGTTCGGTCTGTGATTGATACATTGTATTGGTTTTAATTGGTGTTGTTTAAATGTTTACCCGCCTGCGATAAATCCGAGGTAAGGACAGAATAATTTCACGCGCAATTCCGGGTCTTCAGCGGCAGGAACACGGCCTGTAAGGTTGCGCTCAATGGTCTCAACAAGGGTCTTGAATGACTTGTACCGCATCTCGTTTTCAATGATGGTAACTCCGTGAATTACGGTTGAATGGTCACGACCGCCTGCGTATTGCCCGATCTCGCGCAGGCTGGCCATCGTTTGCTTCCGGGCAAAGTAGAAGAACAGTTGCCGCGCCCGTGCGAATTGCCTGTGTCGGCTTCGCCTGCTGACCACATCCAAAGAGCAGTCCAAGGTCTCCGCAATCGTGTGCCATATAGCGTCTAATTGGTCAGAGAATATCAGTTCTTCATGCGCGAAGATGCGCGGCCTGTCCTGAATAGGCTCTTTCTCCGAATCGGCCTTATACGGCTGAGGTTTGGCGTTCTTGTTCATCTTTGCTTTGGCGGTTTAAAATCTTCATT